CAGAGCCATCTTTTTGAGAAGCTCCTTGGAGATTGTTACTTCGGAATTTTTCCCATCTCCATAGCTAGTTCTAGGATTGCTTACGGACTTCTTGTAGTTTCCTGCAGGAAGCGGAAGGCTCATTACTGCTCCGGCATTTGAAAATGGTGCGTTATCGCCGATAACGGCTACAGTGCCGCGATTCTTCCCTCCTACTCCACTAATCGGTATAAATACTTCACTCATTATTTACTCACCCCCTTCAATTTAACCTTAAAATCCTGCGTAGGCTTCTCTGCCGCACAGTAGAATGTGATGTACCCTGTTCCGACCACTGCTGCGGTAATTAAGGAACTCATTTCTCCCCATGTTTCAGCTTCCTGTGCTATAGAATTCTTGTCTGTTGCTTTCCCGAGTGTGATTACATCCTCGTTAGTTAAACCCTCTACCATCACTTTATTACTATAAGGTGCTGAAGTTTCTTTCCAACCGCTAACCGGGATGATGACGATCGTCTCATTAAATCCCTTCATCAACTTTTCGGTATTAGCTTTTACACTATCCATCTCTACCTGTAGGTTTCCGACCGGGCTCTCAGATAGGTTTTTCTTTACCAAATCGAACCAAGTCTCAAAAATCAGCTTTTGCTTATCTTGGTAGGTCTTCATAATGACCTTTAATTCGTCTAGGTTTAATTCTGAGTTCTTCCTGAACTCTCCTTTTTGATTCTCAAAAAACCTCTGAAACTCCCCGTATAGATCCGTCCCTTTTTCGAGTGCTGTCATGATTGAGTTAAGGGCCTCATTCATTTTGTTAGCTGTCATTGCTCCAAAAAATGCTTTATCCCTGTTTTCATATACAGTCATGTCTTGAAATGAGATTGTTCCGTCCTCATTGTCAATCTTTTTGTATTTTCTATTTCCGGCATAGCTTATGTCTTTGTAATCTGTAGGTAATAATTCAAAACTCATTTACAATTCTCCCCCTTTCGTTCCGAATGCCCATGTAAAGGTTCTCCGTCCGTTGTATTGATTGTTTAATCTATCGTACACGTCCAGTATTGCACTCTCTAAGCGATTGAGTTCTCTAAAATCAATGAACGAATCGTTATCGTGATACACAGGACAATCCCCATAGTTTCTATTAAAGGTGAACCTCGCTATTCTTTTGAAATTATCCTCGATTTGGTTGATTTCATCAGCGTAAACAAAGTCTCCCACCTGTACTGTCCGAATGGTAGGTATTGAAGGAACATCCGAATATAGCTTTTCGGCAAATTCTTTTAAATACTGAATATTTTGATGAATCCTATTAAAATCTTTTGCATTGAATCTGTCTCCCGTATAGACTCCCTGTTTGTCTCTTTCCCCGTGCCAATCGGTCTTAGGTGTTTGCCAGTTAGTCATCTTCTCCTATCTCCCTTCTCCTTGCCTTAATCTTTCCTTTCCATGCTCCATTAAAAGTCAAGGTGGTATGTGTTACCTCTGATTGCATATCCTCTGCGTAATCGTTCTCTTGGAAAATATAATCATTCACATCGAGTTCCGGAAATCCTCTCGTGTCGTATTCGTAAGTGATTTTCACCTTGTAGTAATCCGCTAACCACTCAGCAAGGTTTGTAGCTTCTTCTATAGTCCCGATGAGAGGATTTCTAACGGTGATTGTTTTCCCTTCTCGATTCAATGTTTTTGTAACAGTAAGAATAGTCAAAGGAATTCGACTTGTCGTTAGATTTAATTTAACTTTGCCACTCTTTTTAAATCTGAGGGTTTTTGCAAAAGGTGAATCCGTGACGAGTTCCACCCACTCTGTGTTTTCTGCAGGAATGTTTACCCCTACTGAGTAATCTGAAGTAGTAACCGTAGTGGTTGTTCCAGCAGTGACCTCTTGTTCTGATGACAATAACGGTGTGGATATAGGATTCGTGAGATTATATTGATAACACTCGACCACGATTTCCTTTACAAGCTCCTGTTTTATGGCTTTCGGACTACTTAGCATATCCCATTTTCCAATCGTAAAATCCGTTTCGTCACCCAGTTTTATGTTGTTAACTGTCACGTACTTCCCATCAAACATTATGAGTAGTGCCCTAAATGCTTTAAATTCAAGAGGGATTGTCATTATCTTTTCAATATTTGTTATTGTAATGATTTCCCTGCTCTTATCTGATGACACCGCCAAAATATCCATAGAAGAGGGTAACGCATCTCCAAATTCTATATACAATCCGTAATACTTCCTCTCTACATCGAGTCCTAACCCAATAAATGAATTCGGACTTGTGATTACTGTAGCGAATCCGGTTTCACTTTTTATTAAATCAGCTTCGTTCCGGGGATAAAACTTCTGTCTTCCGTCTACAGTCACGGCATCGTCGTAAAGAATTGCATACTCTCTAGTGGCTTTCTTTTTTCCGTAAATATTCTGTATGTTACCCCATTTTGCAATATTTTGTTCATGAACGGAAACTGTAGGTTTAAATCTCGTTTTTAAACTCAATTTTCCGTCCCTATCAATCGATAGGATGGATCTACTTGCGTTTGCGATAAGCTGTAGAGCTTCTCTGATTTTTACTCTCGGAATAGGATTAGTTATGTACGATGTTTTAAACCATGAATCGAGCTCTACATCGTCATTATTTAATCCGGCACTCTCTAGGATTCTTGCTATCTTGGTTGTTGTCAACTGTCTAGGTTTTCCATTGTCTACCTCCTCGTAAATTGTGTCCAGTTTTCTGAATCTATCGGTTGCTTTGAGTCTTGCTACATGTTCGTCCGATTCCCAACCGCTGCACGCTAATGTAGCTCCGTTGATCCATTCAATATCCTCCCCCACTTGATATCCGTACATGACTTTCAGTTCTTGCCCTATTTCTAGGAAATTGATAGCCGAATTCGGATTATCCACATCGAAATATCTATCTCGGTTATTTAAGGTAACGGAGAAATCAATCTGTGGGCACTCCGCCCCGATGGGGGACGAGTACGAGTTCAGTGAAGAATCAATAATGTTTGTATTGGTATACAGTAGCCCGTATCCGATCAGTACGGAACGGATTCTTACTCTAGTCTGAGGTTTTGTCATTTCGAGTACGGTAATTGTGATGGTTCTTACTTCGGTAAAAACCTCTTCCGTTTTATACAACCCGCTCGTGAGCGTTCCCTCAATTGTCTTTCCGGTATCTGTGGTCAAACGAATTCTTTTAGGATAGCTTTCTCCGAAATCAATAGTAAATCCTTTAAACGAAAAAGGAGTCCCCCCTAGATTTATCTCTAGTCTGAAGACTCCGTTTACTATAGTATTCTCACTTATGATTCCTGTATAATTTGCTCGTTCGTTTTCTCTTGGAGGAAACAAGTAACTCCCGTCCACTGGGGAAAAATCCTCTTCTACACTGGCGTAAGTTCGTAGCACCTCGTCGCTATTTTGAGAGAAGATTCGGTACAATTCTCGCTCTCTTGTTAGTGGATAGTAATTGTCGTGCGTACCGACCCTTGCTTTCGCCTGTGCTTTCTGATTGATAACCCCGAAAGAAATCATCATATAACCACGATCTCTTAGCTGGTCTCGGATATGTTTTTTGTATGCTTTTGATACAATCTGCATAATCACTCCCCCGTATCAATCAAGTTGAATTTACAATCTTTATAGTACAACGGTTTTCCGTTTTTGTCGACATAATAGACCTGTCCCTCTCTATCTCCGACATACATTTTTAGTGTCTTTCTTTCTCCATTCACAGGATCTTCAAAAGATACGGTGATAAAGAAATCATTTAAGATAGAAAGGATTTTGTGCCATACATCAGCAGACAGCCACGGGAAGACAATATTGTTTATTTTATATTGATCTCTTCCGACTCGTTGTGCTACCACCTGTGCGTTGGCATTTCTACCGCTGTCGACAGTTGTCGTTGTTATGATACTTACCCCCCTCTTACAAGGGGGGAGTTCGTACCCATTAATAGTAATATATGCCATGTTTTACCTCTCTGAAATAAAACTGTAACCATTTGCTTCCCGTTGTTCAATCACGGCATCGTGCACCGTTCTGTTTCCAATTTGAACAACTGTTTCCTCTTTCTTATCGGCCTGTCTCTTCATGTCTCCGGCCATTTCGCGCATAGTAGGTTCCATGTACTCTCTGTAGAACTCAATCATGCCCTCTTTGAAACCACTTACAGCGACATCCGTCTGCTTGGTAACACTTCCGGTAGCAACCCCCATGAGGGACGAATTGTCACTGAATTTAACCTTGCTGGTATCGACTTGATATTCCAACTTCGGATGAGTCTTAACCATCTCTGCGGTCATACTGTCGATACTGTCTAAAACTTCCGGAGTAGTAGACTCGATACCGACTCTGAGTCCATCCACTACATCATGTCCTATCCCGATGAATACTCTCGACGGGGAGTGAGAATCGAAATTGTGTCTAGTTCTTCTTGTGACAAAGCTGGTGACTTTGTCGACCGTATCCCCAACAAACTTCTTGGCCTTTTCGAGTCCGGATTTAAAGCCCTCCATAACATCATGACCAATGTCCTCAAACATGGATTTTAAGGACCTGCCATTAGGGTGTGAAAAGCTGGTTTTTACAAAGTCCGCAAGGGAAGTCATCGCACCTTTGACAGTACTTTTAAGACTTTCTACTTTATCCTTGAATCCGTCGATTACGTCCTTAGCAAACCCTTCGAACGTTTGCTTACTTGCTCCTCCGTCCTTTACGAACCAGTCTTTCACTCCCTTCGCCCAGTCGAGAAGTTTCTGTTTGGAATGGATATAATCCGCTCCGACCTTATCCTTAAATCCATCGATGATATTGGAACCGTGCTTTCCGAAATTCTCTTTATTTACCCCATTTTCTCCTGTTGTAAACCAGTCCGTCACGCTTTTCGCCCATTTACTTATTGGGTCTTGAGACGCGGTGTGCCCAGTTGATATTGAGTCTTTAAAACCATTTATAACATCTATCCCGCGCCGGTTAAAATTAATGGTACTCGCCCCTGTGTCACCTTCGGTAAACCAATCGTGTACACTTTTAGCAAAGGTTGTCATGTTTTCCTTTACATCCGCATAAGTGTTCCCTATACCTTCTTTAAATCCTCTCACGATGTTCTTTGCTTTTTCGTTGAACGATTGAAAATTGGCATTTTCTTCGAATGATTTATTCACCTTATTTGCCCACTCTTTAATTTTTTCCCCAACACCGGGGGCATTTGCTGCAACCCCCAATGTGAATCCTGTCACGAGATTAGTTGCGATGATATCCCCTTTTGTTTCAAAAAGATCTTCGTGTAAGTTGTCATTAATTCCGTTTGAGAGATTGGTGGCAATTTCTGCTCCCCGCACAGGCATATAATTTGCGACATCGATTGCAGTATCGTTAATCTTTTGGATATTACTACTCACATCGGTTCCGAAATCAACGCCTGTTGTGGCTGCCTCCTCCATCTTATCTTTCCAATACTGAGTGGCATTGGTGGCATCTTCTAGCGCTGTTTGCCCTTTAGTGATTGCATCTGCGCTACTGTCTACCGCCCCAGCTAATTGCTCAACTTCCGCTCTTACCCTTCCGTATGCTTCCGGGTCTTTTATTGGATCGATTTTGGATAATCTCTCTTGTGCATCCCTTAGTAAATCAGAATACTCTTTGTTTTTCTTAATCTCAGAAGACAGCGTTTGCCTAGCTGTTAACTGAGTTTTGATAGATTCCGTCATTAGGTCACTTATTGCTTTCGCTTCAGCCTCTTTCATGTACGCATCGATCATGTTTCTAATTTCATCGGCTGTCTGCTTCACATGACCCGTAGTTTCATCAAATTCAAGATTAATCTTTCCATTAGATAACTCATTTAGTTGTTCAATCTCATATTTTAACCTTTGCTCTTCCCCGGCTGTTAACTGTGTTTTATTGTTTAGTTCAATAACATCTTGTGTGAGTTGAGAGATAACGCCGTTGTTAATTTGAACGTCCGAAAGAGTTTCTAAATTAGCCTTGATGTTTTTAGTCGCTTCTGCAAGCTCGTCTGCTCTCTTTTTAGATTCATCAATGCTTCGCTTCAGTATCTCAAACTGCTCGCTGGATTTATAAGTCTCCTCTCCCATCTTTTGAATCTTATCATTTACACTCATTAATGCTGCTACGGCACTACCTATTATTAGTACCCCGGTTATTGCTGCAAATATCGGATTGATCATCATAGCAGCGTTTAACGCTATCACCGCTCCTGTTACCGCAGCAATCGCACCCACTATACCTAGGATAACGTTATTTGAGTTCAACCCGTTTGTGTAAATGTCTAATAAGGCGGTTTTTATCATTTCGAAACCACCCCATACGGCCGCTAACGGTGCTATTATTCCGGAAAAATCTTGCCCTAAAATAGGCGTGAGCTGTTTCATCGCTACCGCTAATCCCCCCACGAGTGTAACAAGACCGGCTGTACCTCCTAAAATATTTATGATGTTCACTCCGTGAATTCTAGCGTCCCGCATGGAAATCCAAAACAAGGTTAGCCCCGTTGCGGCTGCGGTAAACCCTGCAGCGATAGGTGCTAAAAAAGGATTGATTTTTATAAGGGCGAGATATATTCCTGTTATCATTCCCGTCATTCCTAATAGCATTTTGCCTAAATTAGTCCAACTCATTCCGTTCAAAACAGCCTCAATAGCACCGGTTACGAACAAAATTGCTCCGGCAAAAAACAACAAAGCTCCACCGGCAGTAGTTAACCAATCCTTTAAGCCAAATCCGGCAAGAATACTTTGTAAGCCCGATAATCCTTTGATGAATTCAATCCATTTAAGCGCACCTAATGCCGCCGCTAATAGTGCTAATACCGGTGCTAACTTTTCTCCCCACTCTTTCAGCTTCTTCATGGCCTCTCCGATTTTTCCATCGGTCAATCCTTTTAGGAAGTCATATTGTGGTAACTCAAAATCGAATGCCCCTAAGTCTCCCACATCGGCACCGCCACCGCCTCCACCACCTCCGGATTTCGGTGTGTCTTGGTGGATAATATTCAATTCATCAATTCCTAAGAGATTATTCTTTAATTTTTTAGCTTCGTCACTTGCTCCCTTTAATCCACTTCCTGCTTTCTTTGCTTTATCAGCGAGGCCACCGAGAGCGCTGCTACCTTTTGTAATACCGCTGTAGTCAATCTTTGGTAATTTGAATCCGAAAAGACTTGCGATTCCGTTCGCCAACGCCCTAATACCGTTTAATGCCGCAATAGCATAGGGAAGAATCGCATTCAGCATCGGTATGAAAATATTTCCGATCGCACGCCCTGCTTGTACGGTCATAGCAGATAAGATTCTCATTTGGTTAGCCGGGGCCTCCAGTGTTCTTGCCATATCGCCTTGCGCAACGGTGACCTGTTTCATGATGGCAATATATCTAAGCTGTGATTTCTCAGCCTGTGTCATTTCGTTGAAATTCTTGTGAATTCCAAGAGTAAGAGCCTCGGCTTTAAGCCTAGCCATTGAAAGGTCGTAACCGATTCTTCTTAAAGGTTCCAATTCTCCGGATATACCACTAGTTAGCTTTTCGATAGCTTCATCTACCGAAATATTTGCAAAAGAAGATATATCATAAGAAAGCTGAGTCAAATTCTTACTCATGATGTACGCTCTATCACTTGCTACCCCGAATCCCTCGGCTATCATTTGGAACACGCCTTGTGCTCTCATCCACTGCGCCGGATCTATCCCCATTATATTGGAGACTTTCTCCCCGTATCCTTTGGCCTCTTCTGCGTATTCTCCCATTGAAGCAGTAAAAAGATTCAAGTCCTCGGTATACTTCATACTTTCACCCACAAAGCCTCGAACAGCATTTGTGGCAGACCTAATTGACTGTAATATAATTCCAACTCGAAAAAATTTAGTCGGATCAACTGCTGTGCCCACAGATGGTTTTAGTCCACTTTTCCCTTTTGAAAGAGATTTCAATCCTCTCGATAAGTCCTTTAGCTTGCCGATATTCTTATCAGAAAGATTGTTCAGAGACTCATTCAGATTTTTAATTTCACTTCCTAAATTACTCGGAAAGTGAACAGTTTCCGGTAATTTTTTGAGGGCGGTTGCCAGTTGGCTGATACACTTGATTTTCTCGGATTGAGGAGCATTTTTTACTGCTTTTGTGATATCATTAATAACCTTTGCAGTCTTGGAAGATGCGAAGGAACGTTCTACTTTTTTTAATTTATCCAGTGTTCTAATGAGTGATTCGACACCACTAGTGGCTTGCTTAGAATCGACACTGATTTGTATTTGTAAGGAATCTATTTCAGCCATTTATTGTTTCTCCTTATTGATATTTGCAATCATCGCTTTAAAGTGCTCCAGTTGTTCCTTCCTTATCCGCTCTTCTTCCTTACGCTCTCGTTCTTTCTTCTCCTCTTCATCAAAAGGATAAGGTTCACTGGGATAAGCCTCTGTCCGTGTTCCACTCTTAGCAAAGGCATTTAGAATTGGAGCAACTTTTGTTAAAGCATCGTAAAAATACATTCCTTGCAACCATGCATTGTAATTCTCTCTCTTTTGTTTCAATTGATAGGCTTTTCGATAGGGGATTACTAACATCGGATCATCGTTCCAATATTCATCCTTACTCATGCCTATAGACAAATAAAACGGAAACGCTTCATCAAATATCTTTGTGTAAGATGAAAGGGGAATAGCGTTTCCACCACCCCCCTTGTTTTCGTTTTCTATATCGGACAATGGACTGTCTAATCCACTGTCCACTTCACTTTTCCCTTTTGGTCGGAATCATCAACCATGGCCACAATCGGAGCATTGTACATCTCTGCCAGCTTTCCGATTAAGTCTTCCTTATTACCCATCTTGTCAAAGATTTCATCGATGGTTTCCTGCTTTAGGAATCTGTGATGAGCGAGGAACGCTCCACTAAACAGCGCCGGGAGAGTGGACACGGGCTTGTCGGCAACATCACCGATAACAAAACCTCTTCTCTCCATATCTCTCACTGTCTTTCTTGTATACTCCAACGTATACTCTTTACCTTCATAAGTGAATTTTAATGTCATGTCTTACTCTCCCCTCTTTTTAGTTTTCCAACTCAATCGGTGTGGACGGTGCGATAGTGGTTTTCATCTTAACCACTTCATTTACATTGGCCCCGTCTACATAAACAGATAAGGTGCCCTTGAACTTGAACTTACCGTCCGATCCTGTCGGAACCAGTGCTGCACCGTCTCCGGTACCTCCGAACCATACTGCGAGATCCAGCTCCTTACCCTCCAACGCCTTTAAAGCTTTGTAATCGGTAAGGGTGTAGTTGTGCTCGAATTCCAGACCACTTGCACCTTGAATACCATTGATGTAGGTCTTCATGTTGTCACTCATAGTGGTGGTCTCTAAGAGTTCAGGCGCTCCACCAAGAGCCGGAAATGTCTTAATATCAATCAATTTCTTATAAGTACCTGTACCACCCCCTGTAGTGTCCTTCTTCATGAGAAACACTCTGTAGGTATTAATTGCCATAGTATTTACCTCCTGTATATTGTTTTGTCTTTAGATACGACCGCTTGATATCTAGCAACCATTCTATGAATGTTCGTAGATACATTTGGTATAAAACTTGCCATAATTCTCACAAATCCCTTTGATAACATGTATTCATCCACTAGATTCATAAGCCACCTCGTTGTGTCTTTTGCTCCGGTAGTCCCTCTAGCGGAATTGTTGTATACATTTACCTCATAGGTAATCTGTGCGTGATTTTCTTGTGTGTTCTCTGTTGCTGTCTTCTCATAAGAGTGATTGTCAATCTCTTGGAAAAAGATAACCGGTGAGGTATAGGTTTTATCAACGAAAACGGTAGTGATTTTTAGCTTCGAGGTGCGGATAAAATCATCTTGAATGGCATTTAAGTAATTATGAAATCCTGTGATTAATTCATTCTCAATATCAATCATTACTCAGCACCTTTCTTACAATGTCGGGTATCTCCCGTCTTACCTCCTCACAGGCTCTAAATACCGGCATTGCCGCCTTGGTACCGTGAGTCCAAACCACTTCTCCATCTCTTAGAAATGCCCACGCTGTCCTGGCACCTTTTCCTTTTCCGTAAGATCCGATTGTGAATCCCAACTCCTCACCTTTAGGATGAGGGGAACTTCCGGCCGAACCGTTGAAATAGATTCCGGCACCAAACTCAACAAAGAGTAACTCTTCCCCCGTTGCGATAACTGTGGTGATATCCCCATTATCCGAAATGTCTACAGTGATTCCTGTTGACACCACTTGATTATCCACGATAGCATTTTTGAACCTCTTCTCCACAAGTTCTTTCAATCGCTCTGCTATCGCTCGTCTGATTTTCTTCGTATCGGAAAGGGTAACACTCCGCTTCTTCAGTTTCACTAAGAGCTCATCGATTGTCATAAGGATGCACTCACAGGACTTAATGCTATCTGCATATTTGACCTTGTAAAAATCACCCCTTGGATTTCCATTTCGGGATAGGAAATCTCTCCCTCAACTTTTACTCTCGCTCCTACCGGAACATATTCTCTTACCTTTGCCTTATTCCCAATATCTCCGCTAATCGCTCTAGCCACTTGGTAAAGTGTGACCACTGCTAGATATTTGTAATCTAGGTCTTTTGCAAAAGGCTGTTGTTCGGAATCATTGTTTTTAGGTAAAAGACAAGCTCTAACTTCAAACACATTATCTATATCGTGATACTCCCCGGTGTAAAATTCCCCGTCCTTGACCGGCTCCTCTTTACCGGGGGATATCACGGTTAAAAGGAGGGTGTTCTTTCGTAACATTCTCATTTTAAAACCCCCACTCTAGGCACAATCTCCTTTAGATAACTTTCCGGAACGCTACTTGATGCGTAGGTTCTTGATATACCGCTTTCTGAGTGATTCACCTCCCCCTCTGCACCTACTTTATTGATTAGATAGATTGCAATTTGGATTTGCAGATACTCATATTTTTCCGGTAAATCCTTGTTCTCTTCATCATAGGGGTATAGCCTATTTAAAATAATTCTCTTGGCATTTTCCAAAAAAGGGTATGCTTGGGCACGCTCTGATATGATGTCCTCGAATATTCCAGGACTTAACTGTTCAATGGCAGTCAGCATTTCGTCTTTAGTCATTCCCATACATACCCTCCTTTACACTAATTTATGGTCCTACAACCGGTAACTTAAGACCTGTGATCTTAACCGCCTGTGTCTTGTTGGTGAGCGCTGCAATATAATACTTACGGGAGAACACTCTGTTCTCTCTAGTATCTGCATTTCGCTCCTGCTCAACCTCGGTTCCCTTCTTGGTGAACACTGTGACAGCCTTTGGAGTAGCGATGGTGACAGTTCCGTCAGTAGCATCCTTCTTTACAAAAAGATTTACTCCTGCGATTGTTCCCACATAGCCCGTTCTTGCGTATGCTTCAACATACTTTAACTGGTCACCGAGTCCCTTTCTTGCAGTGGCCATCGTCTTCGGGGACATAAAGCCGAATAACTGAAGCTGAGACGGATCGTTATCTGTTCCATCAACATTCAGTAAAGAGATTGCGTCTACGAAATCATCAAAGACCTTCCCACTTCCTGTTACAGACAAAGTTGTCTTACCGAACTCTGCGAAAATGTCCTTGTTCACAGTGTTGAACATATCCGTAGCCATGTGCTGTAAACCTACGGGAACCAACATCGGATCGGTCATCGCCTGCTCGTCATAGTAAATAAACTTGTTCTGAGCAAGAGCGATCTCATATTCCTTCTTAGAAAAGCTAACTTCAATCGCCTTAGTGTTTCCTCGCGTTACTGCAAGTTTTTCCGTTCCATCGGTAGCCGTGTACACATTAATCATGCGCTTCATTCCGGCTGTACCCTCAAGGGAATTATCCACTTGACAGAACGGGTTTAAATCCAAGTGGGACTTGAACAAATCTTCAATCTCATTAGACAGGTAAAAATTACTATAAACAGTATTTGCCATTATGTTTTCTCTCCTTCTTCATATAGCGCCTTGTATTCGTCAGGGTGCTCCTGCGAATACTTGAATCTCTCCTGTGTGCTCATTTTCCGGAAAGTGTCGAGTGTTACCTCTTTTCCACCCTGTCCTCCTTCCGGCTTCTTTGTCTCTTTCATGAGATCGGCTTTGATTTTCTTCTCTACTGTTTCAAGGTGCTTTTGCTGATTCTCGAAAATCTTGTCGTAATCGCCCTTTAACATCGCATTGGCCGTCTCTTCCGCAAGCGCTTCATCGTAACCCTGCGCCAAGAACTTAGACTTGAATTTCGATACAGTAGATTCTTCTAGGAGCTTGTTATACTTAGACTCTAAATCAGTGAATTTCTCCTCCTGTTCAAGCCTGTTCTGCTCCTCTTCCGACAACTTTTCTCGCAACTGCTTCTTGTACCCGGCTAACTCACTGGCGGTCTTATCAAATAAATCCTTTTTCACATACCCTTTGTGGTTTTCTTCCGGTAAATTAAGATTCTCCAGTGCTGCGAGCTTCTCCTCCGTTGTCATGTTTTCATAACCTTCGATAGTAGATACATCAATCTTTGCCATTTTCTGTTCCTTCCTGTGTTTGGTCGGTTCTCTCCGTGTTTTGTGTTTTATCGGGCTTCTCTGCCAATTTTTGTTGTTCTTCGTAATATTTCATGCTCAATGTGTAAGCCTCTTCCGGATCAATGAAGAGTCCCGAGCTTGAAAACGCCAGTAACGGGTGAATCTTCTCTTGCTGAAGCATCGAGATCAAAACTTGTGACTTACTCTGAATGTTCTCGTAATTTCTTCTTGTGAATTTCAGTGAAATGTCACTCAGCTTTAATGCAAGTTCCCCGCTCGTGTTACATATTTTTAAAACGAGTTTGAGCATCTGCTTCTCTGCTCGTTTAAATATGTGCTCTGAATCCTTGGCTCTAGCTTCTGCTAAAGACCATCCGTCTCGTAGTAACACAGCGCTTCCTGTGTCACTTGTGGAATTACCCCCGTTTCTGTTCGGCATACCGCATATAGTGAGCACTGTGTTGTAAAGGTTCTCTGCTAGAGTTTGTGTTTGGTCTTGGTTTAGTTCCGTTGTGACTACACCTACATCAGCCGGTGCACCGTCTACGGACTTAACCTTGATAGCTCCCATCTCTAAAAATGCTTTATATTCATCCTTTGTGATGTCACAATTTATGAATTTGATGAATGCTTGCACTATCTGCTCCACACCATCTAATCTATTGCTCTCCACATTATTGATGGCATCTAGGAGTGGTAGCACAATCTCAAATGCTCCTAATCTTGCATTGTTCGCAGGATATTCAAAAATCGGTATCATCCCGAGGATGTGAGGTGTTTCCTCCACAATGGAGCTCTCTAATACATGGAAATATTTGTCTTCTGTGTAAATCGAATAATGCGTGACATTGTTCTCGTCTTGACTTTCTATCACTCCCATGAGAGGTTTTTTCCCGATTCCGTTTGAGTAGACAACGAATGCATATCGAGGATCCAGCGTATACATTTCAAACGGCGCTTCATCTGTTTCTCCCCTATCATCCGGAAGAACTAGTCTGTAGGCAGTACCACAGATATTTCCCCACTCGACAATCTCCTCGTCTTGGCTTGCCTTATCTTCTGAGAACATATACTCATTCAGAGTGTTAATATTCTCTGTTACCGTGTCTTCACCATTCCGATTAATGTATTGGATGGGCTCTCCACAGAGATATCCGGTCTTAAACGCCACAATCTCATTGGCCCTGTTTACTACAATCGTGTTACAGATATCGGGTCTTACCTCTTTCTTTCGGTCGAGAATAGGCTGTTTGCCCTTGTAGTAATTAAACAAGTATTCAATTTCAGTTTTGTTCTTCGAGTGAGTCATCTTCGCTTGTGTAAGAACCGTGAGTAAGTTCTCTCTCGTTATTGACTTAGCGTTCGTTGATATGACGGTTCGCCCTGTGAAAATTTTCTCAGCCATTCTCCCCCTTTCTACACACAAAAATAGAGGAAACGAAATGCTTTCTTGCCTAAAAGCACCGTTTCCCCTATTCAATGGTGGGTTTATGTCGATTTCTTAAACTTTACTTTATTACATTAATTCATGAAAGTCAAGTATTTACCAAGGTCTTCTGAATATTTCTATTCTCGCCCCCTCCATACTCTGAACATACTCAGCATACTGTGCCAGTCCGTCAGGCACATCATCGTGTTTATTCTTTCCGGCTACCGTATAAGACAGGAGAAAATCCATCATCTTTCCATACTCGCTGTTTCTCGCATACTTCGACTCATCTTTAAACAAACAGTGTTCCTTAATCCAAGCTGAGGCCACTATTATCTTTGTCTCTTTGTTTTGTGTAGTGTACTTTGTAGTGATATGAGTGATTCCACCTCTCGCCTTAACTTCTTCTTGTATCTTCTCCGCAATCCTCCGTCCTGCGCTGTTTGACTCAAATTGGGCCGACTTCACTTTATGCCTCAGTAGAGTCTCAGTGAGTTTTGCATCTACCACTTCGGGAAGCCCGTTATCGCAAACACAATCTGCAATGTAGTGATCTTCCCCGTAGACATACGCGACGGGTAGGAAACAATAGTCCTTTCCCTTATCCTTAGTATCGCACACTCCTAAAATATAATCGGGATCTTCTGTCGGTAAATCAAAGTACCGTCTTAAATCGTCTTCCGCATAAAGAAGCCCCTCTCTTTCGATTGGCTCATTCATATAGAGTGCTCTCCATGACACATCATCCATAATGTCTCTTTGCTCATGATAAAACTCAGTAGAGAACCCTACATCGTATTTATAATCAAAATTGGACTCATCTTTTTCGTTCACAGCACTAAGTCTTATGAACTCCGCTCTTTCCGAATCCCCGTATTCTCTTTCCAAGCGACCTATAACATCATGCACCGACCACCTTGTAGCAATGTGCAGTTCCTTACACCTCTTACCAATCTTTCTTTGTCTTAGGTCGGTCGTATAGGTCTCCCACAGCTTATCCAGTCTCTCTTTAGAAAGCGCCACCTCCAGTCCGCTTACTAGGTCATCACAGTACAGTAAGGTTGCAGCACGGTAAAGTCCTGCATTACCTGTTCCGATGGAGGTAAACTCCAGTGTCTCAAATCTCTGTCTCTTATCAATATCTATTCGGCAATCCTTAGCGTTAGTCCCAGTAATCGCCAAATGCGGGAAAATCTCTCCCCATCGATACTCTCCCTCTCTGTCCATCATTCTCAAACACTCATCGTAAACCCCTCGTATGAAAGAGTTACTGTGAGAACCTGTAAGCATTGGCTCATTAGGGACTCTTCCTGCAAGCCATGTCAAGAAGAAGATTGCAAGTGTCGTCTTCCCCACCCCGGGAGGCATGGAGATACAGAGTAAATCCAACTCATCATCCGCCAGTCTCTGTAGTGACTTCACAACGGACTTAAGGGAGCTCTCCCTAGGTCTATAAAATTGCTTATCTAAAGGTCTGTTCCACTCCATAGCATAGATATAGCTTTCAAAATCATAAGGCGCCAGCGTTGTGAGTACGTCCCTATGTAACTCATAAAGACTTAAGATTTCTCCCTCGTCCTCACTCTCCGCCAGCTTCTCCTTGATTCTCTCGTTCAGCTTCTTTAGATATTCTAAGAAGAGCTTCGGGTTTTCTTCTCTAATCGCCCGGCAGCTATCGTATAGATCCTTATAACTCTGATAATCGCTTAGTTTGCTATAAATGATTTCAACCAGTTCCATGATTTCTCCTAAAATAAAAATAGCACCGGATAAACCAGTGCTATTGATAGCCTATGTGCTAATATTGTGCATAATAAACAGAGTGCTTAATATGAATAATACGAGCCCTTTTTATTTTTTAGGGATATTTACGCCACTAACCCGCTTCGCTCTCCCGGTTTCATTTCCCCCGTAGGGGGTTCCCGTAGAGCCAAGCGGCGAAATTACTTGAAATCTTTAGTTAATCCGAACAGAATTCCAAATGTGCATTGCCATAATATCCATAAAATTATCATGCTTCCGACCTCCTATTTTTTTTTTTATTATATCCCATCTAGTACCCCTTTACAACATCAACTTACAAGAAATCTATAAACCGGACTTTCTCTCTTATACTCTTCATATAATGCGGGATAATCCCTCTCAAAATCTTTTTGGCTGAACCGACTTTGCAAAGAGCACTTACTTGCCTTGCTGAATCCCTCAGCATGCACCTCTTCCCCGTCCATGATAGCAAGAATCTCAGCTTTTAATCTCTCACACTCTTTCTTTGCTTCCTCTTCAGTCCTCTCAAACGCTCTGTAATCTTGACAAAGCTTTTCAAAATTAGTCATTTTACACCTCCATCTTATAAAAACTCGTATATTTCCCAGTTTCGGCATTGCAAGAACAAAACTCGAATGATTCAACCCATTGCTGAAATGATTTATAATCATCTTTTTCCATCACTATACCCGACGGAATCCACCCAAACGGGCGCATTTTGCAAGGACAAAAACAAACTTTTTCGCCACTTTCAAATAGTTTCTTTGCTTGTGATTTAGAAATCCTTACCCAATTTTTGCCGGTGTTGTCTTTGTATTCAAGCTTAATCATCTTGTTACCTCCTCCAACAACTTTGTTACTTGTGCTCTCCTGTCCTCATAGGGTAAATATGAATAACTTATAACCCTTGCCTTCTCCTCGAGCTCACCCAAAAACTTGGAATCAATATTTTCCCCAAATGGTTTGTATCCTGTGCAAAGCGCCACACCATAGCCCAAATCGTAGATATCGGCACTCCATCCATAAATTCCCGATGTGTATGCGATAGGGTCTAAAAATCTTGTTAAGTTCTGAACCTTGCAATAGGGGACTTTTATTACTTTCTTAAAACGCTGCAGCATTTCTTTTCTCGTGGTCTTGAATTTCATTTCGTTACCTCTCTTTCTTTGTATCGTACGTTATGTTTATATTATATATGTATCGTACGTTATATTCAATAGTAAATTTAACTAAACTTTGTATAAATATTTTGTGCAATTTTGTAATGTACGTTATATGCTTTTTGTGCTACTCTCTTAGAAAAGAAAGAGAGGTGACACGATGGATAAAGATAGAAAAAAGTATCTACTAGACTATGCTAAAAAGACTTATAAAAGAGTGCCGCTCGATGTGAAAATCGATGAGTATGAACTCTTAAAACAGGAAGCCGATAGAAAAGGCCTACCGCTTAATACTTTTATAAAAAAGGCTTGCGACTTTTACGCGGAAAAGCCTATCTTTTTCGACTCATCAGATGAGGACAAGGGCTAGATTTTCCCGTGCTCTTTATAGCTGTAATTTCCTTCCTCACCTATAACAACATGGTCCACAAGCTGAATTCCCAGTATACGAGCCCCTTTGTAGAGGTCTTGTGTAAACTCGTCGTCTTCTCTCGACGGTGTAGGGTCTCCCGATGGGTGATTGTGAGTGATAAAGAATCGAGGACAACCCGACAATAATATATTTGTAAAAATCACACCCGCGGGGGCTTGCACACTGTCATAACCACCCGAAAACTCAAAAATTGCCTTCGGTTTTCCCTTTGTATCTATACAAGTGACAAGTAATTTTTCAGAACATAACTGTTTCATCCCGAAAATGTTATTACAGAAATCTACAATCGCTTGCGGACTAAGTATTTTTGTATCCTCTGTTTCGTAACTTGCCGCTTCTCTAAGTGTACAAGCGTTTCCTTTTTTCATTAAATTATAGCTAATAACCTTCATCTTATACCTACCTTCCTCACCCTTGCCGGGTGCTTTGTTTTCTTGTTTCTGACTACATGATATCATGCATATAAAGACATGTCAACATGCATATCGTTTTAATTATCAACAATGTTTTTGATGAATCTAAACAATATTTTGTGCAATAATTACATGTTTACATGCATAGCTTTTACATGTTATCATATAAGAAAAAGGGGGTATTATCATGTATAGCGGATTTACAGACGCAAAAAAGAAAGCAAACTCAAAATACTTAAAAAATTCAGTCGATACTATCGCTTTTAGAGTACAAAAAGGCGAAAAAGATAGGCTTAAAGAGATTGCTGCACAAGTGGGACTATCTTTAAATGCCTTTATCGATTGTGCTGTAAAAGAAAAGATAGACAGGCTCGACCAGTCACGGTAAGTCAATTTGGATGAGTTATTAGGTTAAAAATGGAGGGATGTAATGAGGTATACAGTAAAATTATTTTGGGACACCGATGTCAGTGTGTGGATAGCGACCAGTGATGATATAAGGGGGCTTGTTCTTGAGAGTGGTTCCCTCGATGTATTAATTGAGAGGGTCCGCATGGCCGTGCCCGAACTTTTAAAATTAAATAATCAGCCGCTAGACCATGCCAAAATAGCATTTATGATAGAAAGACTCGACGAGGTATGTGCTTAATGGCCGAGTATGAAAAGAAAATCAGAAAATTATTAGCCGAACACGGGTGCTATCTCGTTCGACACGGTAAGGGCGACCATGATATATGGCACAGCCCTATTAATAATGCCAATTTTACAGTAGACGGAAAAATAAAGTCCCGGCATACCGCCAACGCAATTTTAAAACAGAGCGGAATCGACTATCATTTTTAAAGTCGTATTTTGTATACAATGTCAGAATAGTGTAATTTGAAAGTCGAACACGTTTCCCGGTACAAAGTCGTACGCTAAAGTCGTACGGCTTTTTTTGTTTTCAAAGTCGAAAGTCGTATGAGGTTTTCAAAGTCGAAAGTCGTACGGAAAAGTCGTATGCCTCTAAAACGCACGGAAAGGGGTCAAATTTCGATTTTAGAGTTTTAGATGAATAATTCTAGTCTAAAGGTATTAAAGTGCCTAGAATCGACGAAAAACGATGTTCTCGAGCGTCCTAGCGTTCTAACCAAAGTCGTAAATTGAAAAATCACCCCTCCAACTAAAGTCGAAAGGGTGATTTCGAGGTTATTCGATAGAGTCTCCTGTAATATATCTCTGTTTAATCTCTTCTGTGTTAATCTGCTCTCCTGTGTTTGGAGTAACAATGTGTTCTGTCTGATCTTTGTAGGCAAAATTGTTCTTTCCGAGGAAGATTCCAGCTACCGGATTTATCTTTCCATTTTGCATATAGGTTTCCCATGAATTTTCGAGCATGTTATAGGCTTTTTTTATACAGACAGTTACCAAAGTCGGTAACTTCTCTCTATTTCCAATCCCTCCAATGGGTGCATCATGAGTCACAGACCATAACCACTGTCTATTATGTCCATTGAGTGCAATCGCCATTCCGACCACTGTCGGCTTCACATCAAACCTAGCATACAGGTCAAAATACTCAGCCAATCTTTTCTTCACTTGCTCTACATCATTCAAATCTATGTTCTCCATGTACAGCAACTCTTTATTAATCGTCATGAATCTCCGATTATCTCCCTCTTCAAGCTGCAATCCATTGTCCCCTATCAGCGGTGAATTCCTACCGCCTCCGTTCTTAACATGCTTAGGCATCTCTTTTAATGCACTAGGAGACATATTATCTTTTACAAGCCCAATCGGTTTATCTTTTCTCTTTAATGCCATTCTTTTTCCCCTTTCAATAGTTAAATATTTTTAACATGTGACTCATGTGAGTCATTTTAGCTTTTTGCGTATAACTTTTGCTAGATACGCGCGTTATAGAGGAAGTTATACGC